AGAAAGCTGGTTCCGAGTTCCACGCCAGTTGGCATCGAAAGCTTGATGTTTTCAAACCACGCATAGATTTGATAACCCGCAGTATTTCCTGTGTCTCCTGCTGTCAAATTGACGATATCAGTTAAAACCAAATCACCCATTGTTGATTCTTGGGTCACCAAACCATAATGACTCATGGGTGAACAATAAGGAATAGTCAATTCAACGGGTGCTCCATTTGCAATGTCAATTTCAATTCCGGGATAACCTGTTTGATTTTCAATGTTTCCCTTCTGTCCTCTATTAGACAAGACATCATAGGGACTGAAAAACATCCAGTACCTGCCCTGTTGAAATGGGGTCGCGTTAAATTGTAATCTCACTCGGATGTCGGCTCGAAAAAAGTTGAAATAATTCAACTTGTCTCTGACGTTCGGACTTGAGAACAACGCATCAGGAAATGACACCTTCACATCAGCGGCCAAAGGGAAAGTTCCACTATTGACTAAATGGGGACGTGCCAAAATTGATTGAATCGAATGTTCCATGACTTCCATTCCACTCGAGATTGTAGAAGGAACAGAAATCTTCGGTTTGGTATAATATTCTGGAACAACATCATCAGCAAATCGCGTAATTTGTTGTTGTTCGACGAAATCAGTTTGTTTATCTTCTTGTTTTGCAGTTGATTTAATTAAGCATTCCTCAGGGACCAACTCATCTGCCTGATTATACACTCGCCGGGTCAATATCCTTGATTTTAGGAGGCAAACATTGACCAATAGCTTTCGCTCCTCCAGGAATAAATTCCTACTTGAGACCGGGCTTTGCTGCAATCCCTCGACGGCGATAGAAGATTGCCCCTTGCTCAAGATTTGATGCACTCGAAACATGTAAGAGTGCGGTGAGTTGTTTATTTGTGGCGGAAAGTGAAGATTATTTAAACACAGCGTAAGCACAGTCATAAACAACAAAGACCTGCGATTCCACTTCGAATTGACCATTAGAGACGTCGAAACCAATGCCACAAAAGTAGCAAAACCGCTCCAAAGACAAAAGATGTGCAAAATGAGAATCCATTCCAGAACATTATAACTCCGAGGCTTCGGGATTTTAATTGTCCAATTGTACACTTCTCCCACTTGCGCATGCAACGTTTCAAGCTTTCCATATTTGTCCATTTCCATTTCTCGGTACTCACCATAAGTCCGAAATAAAGGAAGACGAGACATAGAAACACAAGCACGTCTCACTTTAGGCATCCAATGGTCAAAAACTTCTTTTCCATGAAGATGTAGCTCAAAACAAGCCGTCTCGATATTTTGTCGTGTCGATTCCTCTTGGTCCAAATCTCCTCGAATCCAATTCATCATTTCCAAAACTGTAGACAAATCCAAAGGTGCCATATATTCCATTGCTTCTTCATCCCACTTGAACATCCGCTTCAAGTAATTGACTTCGCTCAAGTGGCGATAAGGAATCATTTCAGAACTCTTGTTTTCGTCCGTATACGTCATTCCCAAACTCTTGTACCCTTCGGCAATCGTATTCTGATTGAACAAATCGATCACTTCGTCCGAGATGTTAACAACATTGTCATCTCCATAAGAAACCATTGAAACATGCTTTTCAAAGTAATACATTGATGCATATTCCTCAGGCATGACGACTTGCCAAACATAACGCATTGAAATCGAATTGTACATTGAATTCAGACTTGCTGTAATAGGGCAACCGCTGGGTTGGGAATGAGTCCACAGGTAAATCAAATCCTGCTTCAGATGAACCGAATTGACAATCTCTCTCCACAAAATACGCCTGACATCATCCATTCCATCATCGTAGAATTCTTGGATGATTGGCAAAATTTCATGAAGAATGTCAACCACCAAAGTGCCATCATAATTCGAGAAATCACCCGCAATAACCTTGTCTCC